AGACGGTATTGCTCAGCGGGGTAAGACTCGCGGAAAGATGTGTTAAATCATGGCAACTAGTACACAAGCTGGAACAATGGGCGCGTATAAACCACGTCGCCCCGGCACGACTTACGAGGACTCCATAACTTCTGAAGACATAAAGAAGATGGATGCTCAAAAAGAAGAAGCCAATACCCAACGTAAGACTGAAGCTGCGTATAAAACCAAAACTATGGCAAAAGGCGGCACAGCCTCTGCTAGAGCAGATGGCATTGCTCAGCGTGGTAAGACTCGTGGGAAGGTGTGTTAAATGATGGCCTCACGCGGCATGGGCGACATCCGTGCTTCCAAGATGCCAAAGGCCAAGACGATCACTCGTAAGGATGATCCAAACAAGGTCGAGGTATTTAAGAAGGGCGGAGCAGTCTGGGATAAACCCAACCCTGCTAAGACTCATACAAAGCTGTCACCAGAGAAAAAAGCCAAAGCAAAGGCAGCGGCAAAAGCTGCGGGGCGTCCATACCCTAACCTGATTGACAATATGCGGATGGCTAAATAATGGCTTATACAGCTTCTTCCAACTCGTTTAACCTTGATCTCAATGAGATGATCGAGGAAGCGTATGAGCGGGCGGGTCTAGAGGTTCGTACTGGCTATGAGTTTCGTACGGCACGCCGTTCGCTGAATCTGTTAACAATCGAGTGGGCGAACCGTGGTATCAATTTGTGGACTGTGGAAGAAGGCGCAATTACCATGGTTACTGGACAGCCAGTGTACCCACTTCCAGAAGACACGATTGACTTGCTTGACCATGTTATCCGTCAGAATAATGGTTCGTCGTCAAACCAGACAGATATCAATATCTCCCGTATCTCTGAGCCTACCTACTCGACCATCCCAAACAAGCTTACGACTGGTCGACCAATTCAAGTATGGATTAACCGTCAAACGGCGCAGACAAATGCGACTTCGGTTACTTTAAATGGCACGATTACCAGCACTGCGACAACCATTGTGGTTAGCAATGCGGCGGCGTTAACTACTACAGGGTTTATAAAGATTGATTCTGAGACGATTGGTTACACCAATGTGGATGGTAACAGCCTGATAAATTGCACCCGTGGGCAGAATGGCACTACGGCGGCGGCACATACGACTGGGGCGGCGATCTATGTGCAGAATCTGCCTTGTATCAATGTCTGGCCCGCCCCTAATGCTGGCGGAGCCTACACCTTTGTGTATTGGAGACTACGTAGGCTTCATGATGCTGGCAGCGGTGTAAATGTTCAAGACATCCCTTTCCGTCTGATTCCTTGTATGGTGGCTGGTTTGGCGTTTTACATTGGCTCTAAACGGCCTGATGTTTCTCCGGATCGTGTGGCATTCTTAAAGGGTGAGTACGAGCAGCAGTGGCTGTTGGCGTCCCAAGAAGATCGTGAGAAAGCTCCAGATCGGTTCGTCCCAAGGCAGTTGTTCTACTGAGGTGAGCTATGCCAAATAGATTTGCCTCAGGTAAATATTCGATTGCCGAATGCGACAGGTGTGGGCAGCGGTACAAGTTGCAGGAGTTGCGTAAGCAGGTTCTTAAGACCAAGATATACAACATCAAAGTCTGCCAGTCCTGCTGGGATCCAGATCAGCCGCAGCTTCAGTTGGGTATGTATCCAGTCAGTGATCCTCAGGCAGTGCGTGAGCCAAGACCGGATACAAGCTATCAAGTTTCTGGTGACCTAGCTGATGGGTACAACGGAGGCGGTAGTCGGGTATTTCAGTGGGGGTGGAACCCAGTCGGTGGTTCATCTAGTTTTGATGCAGTTTTAACCCCGAATAACTTGGTTTTAGCTGTAGAACTTGGTACAGTAACGGTAGCAACGACATAAGGAGTCAGTGATGGACAAGAAAGATTTAAAACAGGACAAAAAGATGATTGCTGGTGCGGTGCATAAGCATGAGAAAAAGCTGCATCCCGGCAAGCCTATGACTAAGTTAGCTAAAGGCGGTGTGACCACTGACCAAATGAAAGCTGTTGGTCGTAACATGGCACGGGCAAACAATCAAAGGAGCGGCTAATGGCTAAATTCAGTATGAAAAAAGGTGGCAAAGAAGTCGGCCCCGCCAGCGTCTATGCTGCGCCCCACACTATGGACGGCAAGGCAATGAAGGTTACTTCAAACGGCAAAGAGCCAAGCAGTAGCAAGCTTGATACGCTTGATGTGAGCATTGGTGCAATTAGTAAATCTGCTGGGGACGAACAAGTTAAGACAACTGGTATCAAAATGCGTGGCACTGGCGCGGCTACCAAAGGCGTGATGTCTAGAGGCCCGATGGCATGAATTACACCGAACTCAGTAACGCTATTCAAGCGTATACAGAGAACACGGAGACTAGCTTCGTGGCGGAGATTCCTGTCTTTGTGGAACAGGCTGAGCAACGTATTTATAACTCGTTGCAGTTCCCCTCAATTCGTAAGAACGTGACAAGTACTGTTGCAATAAACACAAAGTATTTAGACTGCCCTCTTGACTTCTTAGCCGTGTATTCTATGGCTGTGATATTGCCATCAGGGGAGTACAAATACTTGCTGAACAAAGATGTCAACTTTATCCGTCAGGCATATCCATCCCCTAGCGATAAGGGGGAGCCAACGTATTACGCACTGTTTGGCCCTACGGTATTAAATTCTGTAATTTACGACGAACTCTCGTTCATCATTGGCCCAACCGCTGATGCAAATTACGGCGTTGAGCTGCACTATTACCATTACCCCGAGTCGATTGTGCAAAGCCCTGTTGCTACTCTTGGGGCAATTACTGGCGGTAGCGCATACACGACTGGTACTTATTTCAACGTGCCCCTGACTGGTAGTACAGGTAGTGGGGCGTTAGCAACGATTACTGTTTCTGGCGGCGCGGTAACGGCTGTGACCATTACAAACGGTGGCCTGCGATATACGGCTGGCGACTCTTTGTCAGCTTCCGCTGCAAATATTGGCGGGACAGGTTCTGGGTTTTCTGTGTTAATTAGCACTGTAACTAATTCAGACGGCAGATCATGGCTGGGCGACAACTTTGACACCGTATTGCTGTATGGCTCGTTGCTTGAAGCTTATACCTACATGAAGGGTGAAGCTGACATGATGGCGCTGTACAACCAGAAGTTTATGGAAGCTCTTGCGTTGGCCAAGCGCCTTGGCGACGGCATGGAGAGACAAGACGCTTACCGTTCTGGTCAATTTAGACAGGCGGTGACCTGATGGCATTCACAGGAAACTTTTCCTGCAATACGTTGCGAACTGGGTTGATCAACGGGACGCTGAACTTTGCAACGGACACGTTCTATTTGGCGCTGTACACAAACGCGGCCACATTAAACCAACTGACTACGGCGTACACCTCGGATGGTGAGGCTTCTGGTGGCGATTATGTGGCTGGTGGGCTGGTAGTAACAGCCACAGTCAGTACGGCCCTTGACTCAAACGGCAGCATCATCTACGTTAGTTTCTCAAGCCCAGCTTGGACTGGTGCAATCACTGCTCGTGGCGCTTTGATTTATAAGGCTGGTGCAAACGGTGCCGTATGTGTTTTAGACTTTGGCGGCGATAAAATATCAAGAAATACTTTCACTGTAACGATGCCTGCTGACACCAGCACGGCAGCACTCATTCGACTTGTATAAGGAAAAAATATGGCACTTGTAAATACAACCAAAGGCGAAATGGATGAATCTTTGCTTGAGAAAAAAGAAGGTTCATTGGATAATGACAACGAAACAACCACATGGGTGGAGTATTGGTTGGATGGCGAACTTGTCCACCGTTCGGCGCATGTTCAGTTAAAGAAAACACCCCCGATTGCTGCTGAAGCGGCATCTCTTACATAAGGAAACATCATGGCAAATACCCAAGCAATGTGTACTTCGTTTCTAGGCGAAATTCTCACTGCCACACATAATTTTGGAACTGCTCCTGTTCGCGCAGTTACAACCCCCGACGTTTTTAAAGCGGCGCTGTACTTAACTTCTGCGACGATAAACGCAAGTACTACAGCGTACAGCTCTTCTAATGAAGTGTCTGGCACAAACTATTCACCGGGTGGTGTGACGATTACAGGCTCACCTGCATGGAATGCTCCAACTGCCACTAATACCTCTACAACCGCTGGCACTGCATTTACGACACCTACGGCTTCGATCACGTACACAACCGTGACTTTGACAACGGCGTTTGACTCAGTGTTGATTTATAACTCTACTCAGAGTAATAAGGCTGTCAGCGTACATACCTTCGGTTCTCAAACAATCACTGCCGGTACGTTTACATTGACTATGCCTGCTAACACCACTGCTGCTGCATTGTTGCGTATCGCTACAACCTAAGGGTAGTGTATGGCTCTCGGGTGGGGCGATAATACGTGGGGTGACTATGGTTGGGGCGGCGCAATTCCTGTTACAGGTAATGGCGCTGTTTCGACTGTTGGCACGGCCACGCCTATCGTTTCTGTAGCGATTACGGGTGTAGACGCTTCGGGGGCAGTTGGTACAGTTGTTCAGAGTCAGTTAGTCGCAGGGGCTGGTAATTCAGCAACTGCGTCGGTTGGTACGGTTGGAGCGGCCTCTGTTACGCTTGCTTTGACAGGTGTCAGTGCAACAGGTTTAGTTGGATTCGGCTGGGGCCAAGGGGCTTGGGGCGATAATCCGTGGGGCGGGTCTAGTCTAGGTTTTGCTGAGGAATACAGCGGAGCGGGCGTTAGTGCTGTTGGCTCTGTAGGTAACGTCGGTGTTGCTGAGCGCTCCATTGCTATAACGGGTGTTAGCGCTTCTGGTGTAGCGGGTACAGTAGTCAGTGTAAATGCTATGGCGCTGACAGGCGTTGTAGGCGCAGGCAGTGTAGATACAGTTGGGGTTGCAAATACTCTTGGTTTGACGGGCAATGAGGCTTTTGGTCAAGCGAGCCAAGTTATTGTGCCGGTAAACTCCAACCAAGCGCTGGCTTCTGTTGGGACTGTAGAACCTGTAATAACTATAGAATTGACTGGCCTATCCGCTTCAGGCGCTTTAGGGACTATGGGGTTAATCAGGACGCACAGTTTGACAGGTAATTCGGCAACAGGCAGTACTGGGAATGTGGTAGCTGTTTACTGGAAATTAATTGATGACAACCAGTCAACAATTTGGCAAAATATAAACACTTCGTAAGGAACGAGCATGGCAGCAACAACAACTCTTTTGAGCTTGGTCACTCCCACACAGGGTACGCTCTCTGGTACGTGGGGCGACACAGTCAATTACGGCATTTCTGACTACCTTGACATTGCCATTGCAGGCACATTGTCTTTTGCGGGTGATGGCGCTATCACACTGACAAACACCGTAGGTAGCGCGTCAGGAAACGCAATAACTTCTACAACAGCCCAGTACATGGTGATCCGTATCACCGGCACACTAACGACACCCAAAATAATTACGGCTCCAAGCACCAGCAAGTTGTACGTGGTAGATAACGCTGCTACTGGCAGCACGGTAACTTTTAAAGCTGCTGGTCAAACAGGTGTTTCCGTCGCTGTAGGTGAGAAGTGTTTCGTCTACTACAATGGCACAGACTATGTAAAGGTTTCATCCACATTACCTGTCTCTACTGTGCCAATTGCGAATGGCGGTACAGGACAAACAACTGCCGCTGCGGCGCTTAATGCGCTTGGTGGTATCAACACTGGTAAGTCCATCGCTATGGCGACAATTTTTGGATTCTAAGGAGAAATCATGGCAAACCCGAATATCGTAAACGTAACGACCATTCTTGGTACGACGACATACTTCACCCCTACTGGGACAACCGCTGTAGTGCTGGTTCCCAATGCGGCAGCTTCTGGTTTGGTCTTTAAGATCAATCAGATCGTAGTGTCAAATACTACGGCAACTACGGCTAATGCTACGGTGTCAATCTACACCAACGGCGCTGTGGCTCAAGGCTCTGCCCCTTCAGGTGGTACGGCCTACCCCGTGATATCAACGGTGGCTGTTCCGGGCAACGCTTCGCTGATTGCAGTTGACAAGACCACAGCCATCTACTTGATGGAAGGCACTTCAATTACGATTACGTCTGGTACGGCTAGTTCGCTGACCTTCAGTATCTCTTACGAATCCATCGCGTCTTAATAGGGGTAACCCATGTCCAATCGCTACAAAGGCGCAGTAATTAGTGCAACGCCTCCCACTACTACGGGTGGTGAAAGTGGAGTTGCGTCTGGAGCATGGACATTAGAGCAACAGATGCAGTTGAAAGCGGCTGGATTGTGGCCTAGTCAACCACCGCCACCTTACATCGAGGCTGTGTTCTCGACGTATTTGTATACGGGTAACGGTTCTACGCAGACCATCACTAATGATATTAACTTGTCTGCGTATGGTGGGATGGTTTGGCTAAAGCCAAGGTCGGAAAGCTATTCTCATAAAGTTTACGATACTATCCGTGGCGGTAATTCACGAATTTATACAAATACTACCGATGCCGCTGGTACGGGTTATATAACTTCGTTTAACTCTAACGGGTTTTCCAAGAATTACGATTTAGGCGAAAACACACTTGACCAAACCTACGTCTCATGGACATTCCGCAAGCAGCCAAAATTCTTCGACATTCAAACGTGGACGGGGAATGGAAGCACAAGCCAATCTATTAGTCATTCACTTTCGTCAACACCAAGATTTATAGTTGTAAAATCAACAAGTACTAGTGCTACAAACTGGAAAGTTTTAGCATGGGATGGAACAAATTATCAGCTTTTATATTTAAATTTAACCAACGCTGGCGCAAACGTAGGAACTCTTACATCTTATGTTTCGTCAACTGCAATAGATTATGGTGGAATTAGCACAAATGTTGAAAGTGGTTTTAACACAAATGGTCAAACATACGTCGCCTACCTATTCGCCCATAACGCAGGGGGCTTTGGCCTGACTGAGACAGAAAATGTTATTAGCTGTGGGTCGTTTACTACCGATGGTAGCGAAAACAGTTCAACTACTCTTGGTTATGAGCCACAATGGTTATTGATTAAGAAAACAAGCGCAGCCCAAGATTGGTATCTTGCTGACAATATGCGCGGGTTAAATGTGGCTGGAATAGATGACGCATTTTTATATCCAAATTTGAATAGTGCAGAAGCATTAAATAACCGCATTGGTATCAATTCCACAGGGTTTACAACAAATGCGTTTGGCGCGTCTTCTACATTTATCTACATAGCCATTCGTCGTGGCCCGATGGCTGTGCCTACTGACGGTACTAAGGTGTTTACACCAGCAACTCGGACAGGCGATGGCACAACTTCGGTTAACGTAACAAACGCAACTTTCCCCGTTGATCTTGCAATTGGTCGTGGAAGAAGCACATCTGCACCAACACCTACTTGGATAGATAGATTGCGTGGGGCAACTCGTCAATTGCGCTCTGATAATGCCGATGCAGAAGCCGCCTCAACTATTATGAGTTCATTGGCATCTCAAACTGGATGGATAGGTTCAACAGGTGGATCAGGTTCATGGAACACATCTTCTGTTAACTACATTCAGTGGTACTTTAAACGCGCTCCATCGTTTTTTGATGAGGTTTGCTATACAGGTAACAATGTTTCAGGTAGAACAATCACACATAACTTAGCGGCAGTACCTGAGTTAATGATTGTAAAAAGCAGAACTTCCGGCACAAGAGATTGGATAGTTTATGACGCTACCAATGGTGCAACCAAGTACATGAATCTTAACAATAATTCAGCAAGCGGGGCTGGTTCGTTTTGGGTTAGTACTGCGCCAACATCAACTGTATTCACGGTAAGCGATTCAGCGTCAGTTAATGATCCAGCACAAAATT